CAAGTCGCTAGTAGCTGATACGTTATGGCTGACGTAAGCACTAGCAACTACATCGAATTCGATTTCATTATCAGCGGCTTGGCCCGGCACAAAGCCTGACGCCGCTGCCCCAAGGGTCAAAATGGATTCGGCCGAGGCATATCGATCTACCGTGGCAGACGCTGTCGCAACGAATGTGATCTCGTTGGATGCGTCTTCCTCGATTGTCGGGTCATCAGCTTCGATAACAAGAAATTCAAGGCCGTAGTTGTATACTCGCATCCCGGCAAGAGGCGGTGGCGGACCTCCGCCAGACTCAGGAACTGATTCCTGCAGCACTTCGGCCGAAAATTGGTATACTTCTTGACTCATGTTCCCACCTCAAAGCCGAATTCAGCAAGGTTGATCCCAGCTTGGGTCCACGGTGCCGCCGTATCCGGGTCATTCACGAATGTTGCGTGTAGCGTCCGAATCCCATTGGCCGATGTAATCGGTTGGTCAGCAGATGCGTCCGCAGTGCCATCTGACAGTACCGACAGTTTGAGGTTTGCAGACCCGGTACTGACACTTGTCATGGCATTGAGTTGCACACCCAAAATCGTATCCAGACCCGATGCGTCCTCCAGACTATAAAGATCGCGGTCGCCAGTGGATGGGGATGCAAGCGATACGTAGTCTGCGTCACTGTATGGATTTTCATCCACGACAGCGTAATTATCTGAACCTGTGCTGGGGGTCCAATCAGATTCGCTTCCGTCCGCATCTGGGAGAAGGCCGGTAACTTTTGTGGTGCCGTAAGGTGTGAGCGAACTTCCAGTTTGCAGGTAGGTGTCATCCCAATATGATCCGTATCCCGCTGTCGAAGGCGTGGCTCGGTAACATCGCAGATTATTGCACACATCTGACCCCAGCCCTTGCCGAGTGTCAACCCCTGTCACTGTCACTTCAAGATTTTCATTGACATACAGGTGTGCGAATCCTGCCGAGTTGTCAATTTTCGTATGAAGCTCAATGTAGGCCCACTGATCCAATGTGAGAGCCGCAGTTGTGGTCCCAACCAACGTCCCGTTATTCAAACGGTATAGGTCCAACGTCCCATCAGAATTCGTACGGACAGCGATGTGCAAGTTGTTGGCGTCTCGCACATCCATCAGGATGCTTTCACTGGAAAAGCCTCCGGTGATCTTCACAGCACAACCGAAAACAATGTCAGTTGTATTGGCGAAGTCATATCGAATTGTGCCGCCGATTCCAGCGATCTTCAACGAGTGCCCTCCCGTCCTCCCGGCTTCGAGGGTATGGGTGGAGGCTGTTGTACTATTGGGATATTTGCGTGCAATCTCCGTCTGAATTGACGTAGTGTTCACAGTTCCCATAAGCTCAAAGCCCTCAATCAGTTCCAGAGCCATGAGGTTCTCCCAAGACTATGAGCCGGCCGGCAGGTAGCCGACCGGCTCTGATGTTGACATCAACCAGAAACAGTGTATGTGACTTTGAGATCGTCGCCGTTCAAAACCGGCACATTACTGGAGAATGCGGCCGTCGCGAAGAGCACTCCAGTGGTGCCGCTTTTGGTGTCGTCACTAATGAGGAAGACCCCTTTGACCGTACCTGACCCGTTGATGCTGAAATCAACTGTCGCGGCGTTAGTGATTGCCCGAGCCGCAGCAGCCCCTTCAGTCCATGCCAAACGGTCAGATTCGGAGTACGACGTGAATTCGTTCCATCCCCCGTGACTTGCCGATGTGTCAGCGTTGGCGAAAGCACTGAATCCGCTGTTGTCCACCAGCCCCAGATACCACGTCGCAGTGGCAGCCGCTTCGTGGAACGCAACATCGAGGACGTGATTGACTCCTAGATCAGTGACACCGTTCGGCATGTCGTACGTCGCAAGCAGTTCGCCATTGCGATAATGCTCAACGTGAAAGACCCCACCGAATTTGATCCGAGACCGAAGCATTTTGTGCGCGAGACGCTGGGCAATGCCCTTGAGAAATCCTAGCATGTTAGTTCCTTGGAATTCTGAAAGTTCCTTTGCGGACACGTCTCTGCAACTCAGACAAGAGGGTGTCAGCATTGACGGGTTGGTTAGGAGGCGTATTGATGGTAATATCACCAGTGTGGTAATTGGTAACTTCCCCACCAGCCTCACGGTATGTCGGCGTTACACCGGCATTGATTGCACGCAATTGTGCGTAAAATCGTCGAGACGATGACGCATTTGTAACTTCCTCTCCCGGAGTCAACATAGCCGAGACAGTGTCTGACCCTCTGGGAGCCGCCCCACCCCCAGACAAGAATGCAACTCCTCCGCCAGATGACGCAAACTGTCCTCCGCCTCCACCTAGAGCAGCCGCTTGTTGCAATGCTGCCACAAGTTGCAAAACTGGCCCAATTTGCGCTGCCGCAGTGGAACCAATTGTGCTCAAGGCGTTTGTAGCTTGCGAGGCACCTTGCTGTCCGGCAGTCCCGACATCAAGCAATGAAGTCTCGACAGGTTGAAGTGTAGCGGGCAAAGTTGTCCCTAGAGTTTTGATAGCCTCCAGTTGTTTATTGACTTCCTGCAGGGTGGGATTCACCTTTTGGATTTCAAGTTGGGCTGCACCAATTGAATTAACCGCAGATGAAATGCCCTGAAACAGCGTATTGAGGTTAGCATCATTCGTAAAGACTGAGAGGTTCTTCACCTCTTCAACCAATGAGGCCAAAGTCTGCCTCAGGGTATTGACCGCTTCAAGATTTCCTTGTTGTGTAGCCTTTGCAAGACTTTCACCGACAACTTCGATATTCTTGCCGAGGGCTTCCAGTTCTGCTGCGGTTCCAATCTTCTGCCCACTTGGAAGCTGAACAACTCCGCCAAGCAAACTAATCGCCCGATCAACTTCGCCCTTAACCTGTTGCAGGTTTTGAACGATATTGGCATTCTCTGCTGTGATAGTGCTAAGCAGTGAGGACTCTTGCTCTTTCAGCTTGAGTGCCTGTGTAGTCAACTCCTGCGACTTCTGCGAAATCTGGTCTTGCTGGGGTCCAAGATTTCCGCCAATCGGAGAGTCTTGACCTGTGGTCAATTTCAGCAATGCCTTGATTTCAAGCGGGGCATTGTCAAATTGGCTGGTGATTTGCGATCGAATAGTCGTGAGGGCTTTCTCAACCCCGATGTTCAACTCAATCGGTTCACCAGTCAGAAGATCACGGAATTGTGGAACAACCTTGTCCTTCAAGGCAGATGACGTCAGATTGTCAAATTCTTTCGACAAATCTTGCAGGCGTTTTTGCAGTCTGGCAGCATCCTCCTCTGTCAAGGGGTTGACCGATCCGGGTTTAAGCCGATCCGTCCACTCTTTTGTCAGAGACGTGATGTCAGTCTGCACTACCTTGATACGATCCAGAGACGTGAACAGCGCCTCCGCATTTTTCACCCCCTCTTGGGCATTCTCCTGTTCAGTTTTCTTCAAATCGGCGACGAGTTTGCGCCGGGCCTCAATCACTCGATTGACTGCGGCCTCACCTTGCGCCGCAGTTTCGGCAATGCCTGCCGCCTGCTCGGCTCTTTGTGCTGCCTCAGCAATGAAGTCTTTCGCTAGATCAGTCTCGCCTCTTTGAACTGCCTGATCTGCTTTCTGGACCAGAAGCTCAGCCCTACGCAACAGGGCTTGGCCTTGTTGGGCATCCGTTCCCCCTGAAATCTCTCGGTCGAATCGACGCCGATTGATTTCAGCCTCAAAATCCAGTTGCTCACGATCCAAAGCCTTCAACCGATCATTGACCTGTTGAGCTTTTCGGATTAACTCGTTGGCCGTCCCCTCGATCAATTGAACTCGGGAACTTAATTGTCGTTGCAAGCTGTTCGTAACTGTGTCTGCGGCTTGGAAAGCTGAGCGATTGTCTTCGGCATAGGCTTGTTGAAGTGTAAACAACGACTGCAAGATTTTTCGAGTTGCAGTATCAACTTCGGCCGCTTCCTTCTCAAAATCCTTCGAGATGTTTTTCAATTCATCTGCTGCAATTTCTTGCAATGCACGATCAAAAGCATGGGCGTCTTCGGCCATGCTTCTGAGCCGAACACCCATAGGATCAAGAAGAATCTCGATTCCACGAAGTTCGAGCAGAAGTCCGCCTGCCGCCAAACCAAGAACTCGAAAAATTGGACCGCCCACCGTCCCAATTACTTTGAAGCCCGCAGTAACACCTTCGATGATATTCTCAACACCGCCTAAATCAGACACAAACTGATTGAGAACGACGAGAATTTCTCGACCAAAGGTATTGACCAAAGTAGATTGCAGCGTTGTCAATGTTTCAGTCAATTCTTGAGCCGGAGTTGCCCGGATCAAGTCTGTTGCTCGCTGCACGCTGCCTTCAAAATCTCGAAACTTAGACTCCAAGTCCTCGAAGCCTTTAGCCGTGAAACTCAATTGCCCTTGCAAGGCTCGAATCTCAGTGAACAACTCTCCAAGTCGCTCAGCCGATCCGCCCGACAATTCGCCAATCTTTTCCAAGAACCCTTGGAACCCAAAGACTTGAATACCTGCTCTAGCGCTAGTGATTCCGATCTTGTTAAGTTCTTCGGACAGTGCCTCAGAGGGCTTAATGAGTTTGACCATCACGTTCAGCAACTGAGTCAGAGCGGTATCGGTCGTGATGCCTTGACTCGTGGCTTTAGCAATTGCGAACCCAACCTCTTCAAATGAGACCCCTAACTGTGCGGCCAACGGAAGCGTGCGACCCAATTGACCGGATAAGTCTTCAAGCGTTGTCCGACCGACTTCAATTGTTCGGAATAAGATGTCCGCATTCTTTGTCGTTTCTGCCTGATTCTGGTTATAGGCTTTCAAGACAGAAGACAGAACGTCAACAGACTGAGTAGCACTGGAACCAGTAGCAACGGATAACTCCAGAGCAGTATTCAGAAACTGCAAAGTTTCGGCTGTGTCCCCAACTTGATTCTGAAATGCTTGGTACAGTCCAGTGGCCACATCGACATTCGTTCGGCCGAATTCCCCGGAGATGCGTGTGACTTGGTCTGCCAAGAAATCCAAACCCGTGCCTTTGTCAGCAACAGTCTGAATCTGAGCGATTTGCAACTCAAATCGACGCGCTGCGTCAACAGCTTGCGTAAATTCCTGAGTGATTTCTCGGATAGCCCGAGCAACAATCGCCCCGGCAACAAATGTCTTGAGGGATTTGCCAATTGCCTCAATTGATGTTACCGTCCGTTGCAGGCCACCTGTGTCTCCTAACTTGGCGTTTGCCTGTTGAATTTTGACGATTGCATCGCGAATCTGTCGCTCTGTTCCAGTATAAGATGCCGACAGATTTCCGAGAATCCTCCGAACCGTCTCGGCAGATGTGTTAGTCTTGGCTACCAGTTTCTCGAATTGGTCCAGCGACTTGTCAAAATTTACGATTTGCTGTGGGGTTGCGGCTGCACGGTTCCCGGAAGGTAGACCCGCTTGCACCACCGACCTTGCAAGATTGGCTTGAGCCTGTGCCGCTTCGGTTGCAGCTTTGCGAGATTCCGTAGCTAATTGCTTTTGGAGTTGAAGCAATTTGAGCATAGCATCTGTTGCGTTTTTAGTCTCGTTGGTGTACCGAGCCAATTGGTCTACCGACAGTTGCCCATCGCCATTAAACTCCCGAGCAGCTTTGACCGAGTCCGCAATTGCTCGGTTGTATTCCTGCACGGTTTTACGCAGGTCATTCAGGGTGCGAATGGCTTGCGTCGCATCAATTCCGAGAGTTGATTCTGCGTCAGCCATTATCCCACCTTAGCTGTAGTGACTCGCAAAGCCCGTCTTAAGGCTAGGTTCAGCACAATTTTTGAGCCTCGTTGCAGCCGCTGATCTACATAATCAGTGAATGCTTTATCCGCAGCCTCTAAGAAATTGTAGGGGCCAGGATTTTTCAGATGAAAGTTCCAACTCGTATTCGCGTCGTTTTCATTGTTGTAAATAAGATAATGGTCTTCAATGCGATAGAAAAATGCGTATTTAGGAGGTTGGATTATCAATCCACCACCAGAGCGGTCATTGCCTCTCCAAGTGTTACTGGCTTTGGCATTCCCATCGCCCACTCGTCCGGGAGCACTCGGCACAGGAAAAATACTGATGTTAACATCAACAGCTTGGGCTAGTTTGACTAATGTCGCTCGGGACGATCCCGACCAAACTGGAATCAGGGATTCTGCCTTTTCCAACCAGACCTTAGCTCCGTCCTTCAAAATGCGAATAACGAATTTTTCAATTTCATCGTCGATTTTCAGGAAGGAGCTTAGGTCAAAGACTGGGAGTGAGCCACGCATCTGCATTACTTCTTCCTTCGCCGGCCTGTTGTTTTCGGAAACATCTGAGACATAGCTTTGGAATCAGATTTCGCATCATCATAGCACCTTGCCTGATGGTAGGCCATGACCTTGCCTTGCAGGGCTGGGGTCATATCCTCCCACCGTCTTTTTACTTTGGGAGGGAGGATACCTAGACGCTCACAGGATTCCCAGACGGCGTATTCTCCGGTTCTGTAGGTTGGCCAGAGATACGAGCCGACCGCTCCGCCCTCCCAAGTACAAAATCCTGACGGGCCTTCTCGATATGCGATTCACTCAGAGCGTTAGCCTTGAGCACTGCATTCTGGACCCGCACGCATTCGGCTTTGCTCAAGCCGAAATCTTCCAAGTCTTTGAGCCAATCCGCCCAAGTGTCTGGCTTCGACTCATCGACATACTCCCACTCCAAGACTTCGCCATCAATTCCACGAAGGGAACGGAATACCATGTATCCGACACGAAGTAGCGAGAATCGAGTGAGTTGTGCCAAGTACGTCGGATTGTTGTGGTCGTAAATCTCCAATTTCGATGGGGTGATCTTCTTAGGCGGTTTCGGCATCACCACCAGCTTATCGAAGATATCCAAATCATCGATTGCGTGAGCTTCCAGCACGATTGTGCGTTCGCCCCGAGTAAAGACCACGAGTTCGACGTTCTTCCCGATCTTTTCACCGTTCAGCTTCACAGCTTGTCTCCAGATTGATCAATAGCCGGGTGGTTAGCCCGGCTATTGAGGTTGACATCAGATACGCTCGATGATTGGCTCGGTGGCATTGCAGCGGCCGGTCACGGAAATCTGGGCATCGCTCGCGTTGTGAGGCAACGATTCCCAGCGGAATTCGGGAAATGTGATGCGTTCGCCCGGAATGTCGCCACACCGAGGAATGTTGTCGACTTCCACATCGAGAGAGAACGCAGCACAAGGATCACTGGTGGCAGAAGTTTCCCACTCAGCGGCCTCACCCCGTCGATTGAAGACGTCATCGGGCGTAGGATTCCCGGAGCCTTCAATTGCTCGGAGAAACTCCCAAACAAAGTCCACTGTCACTTCCATCGGCTGCTCGTCGCCGTCGGTGACGGTATCCAATTCACCCCGATCAAGCTCGTAGTTGAACTCTCGATTCTGCGTATAGGTGATGTTACCATCACCAATAGTCACTTCACAAGTTCGGCCGGTGAACGTGATGGCAGCATCGTCAATCGGCAAGTCTCCACTGGCCAACGCAGGGGTAAAGGTGATGTCATGGGTAACACCACCAGCGTGCAGCGTCACGAGGGCTTCACCAGTTCCGCCGGACAGGCTTCCGAAATCGGCTGTCACTGCCACGGGCAAGCCCGCTAACGAGCCTCCAAAAGTGATGGTCTTGAGCGTGGTCCCGGTGACAGTCACGTCACCCGTACCCACATTATCAAGCCCCTCAAGAGCGGTCTTAATCGCATCATTGCTTGCGTTGTAGGGGATCGCAGCGGCCTCATCGGGAGTGCCTCCGTCAACTGTGACTTCCAAGTCGAAAGTACCGCTGGCGGCCGTTCCCACCGTGACTGTGATCTGGGCATTGGCATTTTGGCCAGTGACCAAAAACTCCTGATCCACGTTGTCGATGGTAAACCGAGACGACACCGGAATAAATCCGGGCGTCCCCAACGTGTCGATGCCGAGCGTAGTGTCGCCGGCCACAATGGACTGGTCGTTAACGGCAGCGGTGTTGCTGTGCCCGTCCACCAGTCGGATGTCGAGATTTTTCAACTCAATCCGCGCCATGTCAAGAAACTCCTAAGTACATTTCGTACTGGTTTTCGATCGTTGTTTGCTCCAGCCGAAGCGTTTTGTCAACCTTGCCCATCTGATTAGTCCGGATGGGGTTTAGTCGTCGAAACTGCACGAGAGTCCCGACTAGGGGCTGGGTCACCATAAGGTCGTCAGTTGCGTCATATTCTCTAACCTCGATGCACTCAGACAGCATTGACGCAACTTTGCCGTTGAGGTCGTGCTTCGAGAAGATATTTCCATCCATCTGGTGATGGACGAGAAAATTGACCGCGATCCAAATACGCCAGTAGTTTTTGGACTGTTCGTAGCATCGCGGCCCATCAATTCGTAGCTCTGCAAAACTTTGATTTTGTGGACTCTTCCGATTCTCACCTTCGACAAACATAGAAATGCCAAGTGTAGTAGCTTGGACATTCATGTGTCGCACGATGGATGCGTGAATCCACCTATCCCACTGTGGCGGTCGCATTAGATGTCAACCTCAAACGGGTCCACAGGGTCTCTTTTAGAATCCGCTCCGGGCTTACTGTCGTGACCTGTTTTGCACGAATCAGCATACCTTGATATGGAACGTAATCCACAATCGCTTCAACTTCGAAGCGCCTCCCACCGATCGTCAGCCAGTGGTCAATTTCGATAGGCACCACCATATCGGGGCCGTCGATATAGACTTGGACCCGCTGCTGCTCGAAGAAGCCGCCATACGTGAAGTTCTTGTTGCTTGCAATAAACGTCAAGGCGTAGATGAAATCCCGATCAGTGTTGACCGGGAGGACAATCGCACGCTTCACCTTGTAGCTGTCTTCGACATTGGTAACAACGCCTGTCTGCTTGTTGGATTCAGAGGACACCCGGCGATTGATAATAACCTCAGTCGGAAACTTGTATTTCAAGCTCCTAAGTGTTGCGTGCGGTAAGCTCATCTAACCAACCCCCAGATGGCATTGATCCCAAGCGGGACAATAGCCGTCACCAATGCCCAGATGATCTTGTTTCGCGTCTGCTCAGCTTGTTCAAGACGGTCCACTCGGATCAGGAGACCTTCTTCGCTGAGGAGAGCTTTCTTGATCTCAGCGATGTCTTCCTGCATTCGGGCAACCCTCTCAATCACGACGCTTGGCTCCATCATATTTCCTCCAGACCGAGAAGAGGAGGTAGCCTGATGTTAACATCAGGCTACCAGTCCCTTTCAGTTATGACAGGATGACCGAGCCGAGCTTGTTGTCCAAGACCTTGATGCCCAGCAGGAAATCCATCGTGCAGAGAGTCTTCTGCGTGTCACCGTCGTAGGTGAACGTGGTCCGCATCGGCACCCCATTGTGGGCCATCGAGAAGCTGGCAGCACCAGCGTTCTTCATCGGAGACCGGAGCGGACGCAGCACGAGCGCCGCAGCCGTCGGCACGCACAACAGGTTCAGACCTCCGTTGCTCGGGCCGAGGTTGACGACTGCATTGTCCGCCACAGTTGCAGCCAGCGACCGATCAAGGGTGACCAGTGCTTCCGTGGCTGAGGTCGTAGTATCCACCGCAATCACGACATACCGATTGGTCACATCGGTGCCGAACGAAACAATTTGACCGACCAGCGGCAGGACGGTGGGCTGAGCGCCAGAGCCGTTGTCGAAAGCGATCTTCTTGTTCCACCCGATCGGATAGGTCGTGCCGGTGTCGACCACGTTCGTCGTATTGTCGTAGACCTTGATGACGTCGTTGTTGGCGACGGGCTTGACCAGTGGATACGTCGGGGTCACCTCATCGGTATCGGAACCGTTCAATGCCACCGCAGCCGCCTGATAGACGTTGCCGTTGATACTGAACCATTGCCCGATATCGATGGCCGCTCCGGTGAAGCCGTCACAACCCATCGACCCGGCGAACCCACGAGGATAGTCGGCCGTCAGAGCACCACTGACGACTGTCTGCCCGGACAGGTTGACCATGTTCTGGGCGAGCCAGTGGTTCATGCCCAACTTTCGACCGATGCTGGCCTCACGGAGAGCAGAGCCGTTGTCACCGACCTTATCCGCTTCCACGAACGTGTCAGTTTGGAGCAGAACTGCTTCCGCATCCGAACCCCAGAACAGATTTCGGCCTTCCATCGGGGCCGCATTGTTGTTCATCACCGCACGGCCTTGCGTGATGTACTGGAGCGTATTGGACGGGGTCATGCCGCCCAAGGCACCAGCCTGATATTGCAAGAATTGTGCGTGGATGGCCAGTGACACGCGATCCACGAATCGGGCGAGAGCGATCGCGGCCGGCTCGATGTAAACATCAATCAGGCTTTCCATCGCCAGAGTTTCGTCCGCATCTGCGATCTCGAAGCTGACGTGCGCGTGCTGGTCGAGGGCGACTTGCACGTTGTCAGCGATCGCGTCCTGCTTGGTGACGCTGTCGTCACGAGTTTTCCGGTTTGCCACGAAATCGCGAGGCTTCCGGGTGTTCACAACATCGACGAACCTGGCGAACACATTTAAGAGACCACGGTACAGCATGTTTCCGGAGACCATCTGCTCTTGGAGGATAGCAATGCCCTACT